TGAACAAAGATCTCACCCAAGATTAAATTGGAAAATCTTTTCAAACCTCAAACATCCTACTCCTAAATTTATTGCAACGATACAAAAACTCGATAAACTTGTCGAAGATGGTAAATTGAAATCGGTTGAAATTGTTTGTAGTATAGATTGCTGGGATAAAGAAGCAGAATTTGCTAGACATGGTATGTCCCTAGAAAACTGGCAAGATAATTTTAACATTCTATTGCAATCAAAAAATGTTAAGATCTCGATTCAGGCGACATTATCGTCAGTAACATTACCGACTGCTTATGTTTTGGTCGATAAATTAATCGAATGGTCTAAGATAAAACATATTAATTATGGTGCTAATATTGTTGCTTCTCCTACGTTTATGGATCCAGCAATTTTCGGTTCTGAATTGAAACCGTTTGTAGACAAATTGAATGATTCGCTTGCCAACAGCCCCTGGAAAGATGCAACAGCATATATTGCTGGTTTTGGTAATATGATCGTTTCGACTGAACCTGACCCTGTAAAATTACAACGTCTGAAAAACTACTTAAATCGACTTGACCAACGCAGGGGACAAAGTTGGAGAAGTGTTTATCCATGGATGGAGAAAAGTTTTGATAAATTTATCTAAAGTTTGTGCATTACCATTTCTACATCTAGCAACACATCCGAATGGAAATGTAAGTCTATGTTGTATTAGCGATCACAAGAACTGTGCTAGTCATGCTAAAAATGACGGTAAAATCTTAACTTTAAATAACTCTAAGGTTGACGATGTCTTAAACTCAGAAACATTTAAAACTGCAAGACTAGAAATGCTGCAAGGAATAGAACCTGCAGCATGCACTAGATGTTATGATGAAGAACGAGTGGGCATTAAGAGCAAACGACTTGAAGAAAATGGAAGATATCTTTCTTCTGTTCCTGCTATTGTTGAGAAGATGGAAGTTGATGGTAGGATCACTGAAATCGATCTAGAATTCATTGAATTGAGACTTGGTAATATTTGCAATTTAAAATGCAGAACCTGCAATCCAATATCAAGTTCTAAGTGGATTAAAGATTATAACAAACTTCAAACTGAATTAGATTTTGTTACCAACTATAAAGTGTTTGAGGTTGATTGGTATCTCAATAAAGATTTCTGGGCAGATTTATATGATAAGTCTTCTAAACTAAAACGAATCTATGTCAATGGTGGCGAACCAACATTGATGATGCATCATTTAGATTATCTTGACATGCTTGTTGAAAGTGGACTTTCTCAGAATATCGAACTTTGGTATAATATCAATTTAACTTCTATTCCACAAAGACTGTTCGAAATACTAAAGAATTTTAAGAAATCTTCTATCACTGCTAGTATTGATGATATTCATGAGAGAAATACTTACATACGGTCTGGTAGTAATTGGGAAGAACTTCTTGTTAATCTTTCTAAATTAAATGGTGCAGATTGGATAGATTTAAGTATTTGCCAAACTATTAGCAGTTACAATATATTTTATGTCAAAGAATTTTTCGATTATTTCAAAGAATATAAGGTACATCATAACTGGTGTTATGATCCAGATTTTCTAAGTCCTTGGAATCTACCTACTGAAGTTAAAGAAAAAGTAATAGAGAAAATTCAAACCATGCCTGATTATGTTCGTAACAACATAACACAGACATTACGTAAAGATGGTAACGAAACTAAGTTTCGGCAATTTATTTCATATAATAAAAGACTGGACACTTACAGAAATACACTGTTCTCTGATGTTTTCCCTGAGTTTTGTAAAGCAATCAACTATGAAGACATATAAACCAGACGAGTCACTGTCACAATATAAAGTTCGAGTGATAGATCCCATCAGCGAAAGTTACTGCGCCGCAAAATGGTACAATGCTACGATTTGGTTAGGTCATGGTCAGACAACATCATGCCATCACCCTCCAGCGCACAAGATTGATCCTGAAGAAATCAAGACCAATCCATCTGCAATTCATAATACGCAGCATAAGAAGAAGATGCGTAAGTTGATGCAAGAAGGTAAAAGACCCAACGAATGTGAGTATTGTTGGAAGGTCGAAGATATTGGTAAGGATTTGATTTCTGACCGTGTGATGAAAACTCACATCTATAAGGAAGAAGATATAAAGACCACCGTTGACATGCCGTGGGAGCAAGATGTGATGCTCAAGATACTAGAGGTTAGTTTTGACCGCACCTGTAATTTTGCTTGTTCATATTGCAACCCATCATTCAGCACAAGTTGGGTCAAAGATATTAAGAAGCATGGTCCATACCGTAACATCATCAGCGATTCTCGCGGACACTACGTAGACGATGCACCATGGGCGGCGAGTGCAGCAGACAAAGAAGGAAACAATCCTTACATCCAAGCATTTTGGAAATGGTGGGAAAGTGGACTACAGGACAACTTAGAAGAGATCCGCATCACTGGCGGTGAACCTTTGATGGCAGCATCAGTGTGGAAATTGTTTGACTGGTTCAAAAACAATCCTGAAAAGGGTAAGAAACTGCGTTACGCTGTAAACTCCAATCTAGTTCCCAAACAGGATCTACTTGATAAGTTTATTGAGGTAAGTCATCATGTACCACATCTTGATTTATACACTAGTAATGAATCAGTTGGTGCGCATAGCGAATACATCCGCGATGGCATGGATTACAAACAATGGATAATAAACTTAGAACGGATTATCGTCGAGGGAAATTTTAAGTCGATTGTTGTGATGATGACAATAAACGGTCTATGTTTATCAAGCATAACAGAATTTATGGATGAGATGCTTGAGTTTAAGCGCAAGTATGGTAATCGTTACTGCCAAATTTCATTGAACATACTACGATTCCCAAGTTTCCAAAGTCCTGCTATCCTTCCGATCAATATCAAAGAATTTTATCGGGACAAACTACAGACATGGTATGATAATAGAAAATCTAAACACTTAACAGACAACGACTGCAACTCTCAACCGTTACTTGGTGAGTGGGAATATGCACAAGTTGAACGATTGATAGATTATCTAGACATTATTAAAACGCCGCACAGTGATACAGCAGAAGAAGGAAAACTTTGGAACGACTTTAAGAACTTCTATATACAATACGACGTGCGTCGTGGCAAAGATTTCAAAACAACATTTCCAGAGTTTGCACACTTTATAGATAACATTGATGTTGCGGTTCCAACAAAAGATGAAATACTAACAAATAAGTATGTAGATAGCAAAATCAGCAGTCGTGCGGGCGACCCAGCGACGATGGAATCAGGTTATATTAGTGATGAGTTAAAAGGATATAACTATTATGTTTAAAAAAATATTAACGATAATTCGTTCTTATTTACAATCTAGAAGAGTAAAAAAGAGATTACAAAAAATAAGAAAAATGGACCCTTTCATATATGATTAAGTTTCCGTATAACAGAATCATTAGTTATGGATGTAGTATGACTGCAGGATCCGAATTGACGGATCACGAATTTTTTAATATGTCAGAAAGGGATCTGTTTGCTCATGTAAAAAACGCTAACATAACAGGTCCTCGCGATTTGTATGAAAGTTTAAACGTATCATCAAATACAATTAGCGATATACTACGTCTTAATGCAACTAAAAGTTGGCCGAATTATGTCGCAAAAAGATTTGATAAACCTCTGCATAATAGAGCAAGAGCAGGATCCAGTTTAGCAGATGCAACATATAGAATTTTATCCGATTTACACAATTCTAAAATACAGAACGATGATTTTATTTTAGCAGGAGTTACTTCTCCATTTAGATGGTTTCAATTTTTAGAAACTGGCGATGTTGGTGGAGGGATTTTTGGTTCTAAGTTTACAGAGTCTACATGGGAATCCAACTTCTCCAGTGAGTTCAAAACACAAATAGAACATCATTGGGTTAATGCCTACAATATACTATATAATTACTATAAAGAACTTATGATTTTGTCTACTCTATCTGACAGATTAGATGGACGAATTAAACTATGCTATGTTTTTGGTAAAGATACCTTTTTACCGTATACGTTCTCAGAAGAACTGAAAACTAAGAATTTTTCTGAGTTCGTTGATTTGTGTGCTTCTATGCTGCCGTCAAATAATGAGATTAATACCACTGGTCTTACAGTAATTTCCGGAAATCCTATTACTAATGTTAAGAATCATCATGTATTCGGACACCCCCGAATTGAATCCCATCAAAAATATGCAAACCTTGTAATTGAAAAACTAGAACAGATGTATAGTGATTGAGTGGGGAATCTCTGCTGGTGCACATGATGCTGCTTTGACTGTTGTCAGTGGCAGAGAAATCCTATTCGCGTCAAGCGCAGAACGGTATAGCGGAATCAAAAATGACAAGTATCTGAATCTAGATCTTATCGAAGCAGCGCTGAAGTTTGGTAAACCAGAAAAAATCCACTGGTATGAGAAACCAAAACTACGAGCAATGCGTAGATTACTTTCAGGGCAAGGACTGGTTCGTTTCAGTGTTCGGCGATATCTAGAGGATGAATTTGGACTCCAAGTTCCTGTTGAATTTGCGTCGCATCACGAATCACATGCTGCTGCTGGGTATTATACTTCTCAGTTTGAATCTGCAACTGCTCTAGTAATTGATGCCATCGGTGAATTTGATACAGCATCTATTTGGTTATGCGCCGATGAGACTCTTAAGAAAAAGTGGAATATGGATTATCCGAAATCTCTTGGCCTATTCTATTCCGCTATAACAGACAGAGTTGGATTGAAACCAAACGAAGATGAATATATCCTGATGGGTATGGCAGCATATGGTAATCCCAATAAACACTATTGGGACATGCGCGAACTCTACGAAAAAACTAATTTACATCGTGGTTGTAAATGGTGGTTGAAAAACGAAGATCCTGATTATTATGACCTTGCTGCTTCTGCGCAGAAGATTTATGAAGAAGAATTCGATAAACTGCTTCGTCGTGCCAAGGAAATAGACCCTCTACAAAATAACCTAGTGTTATCAGGGGGTTGCGCACTTAACTGCTCTGCGAATCATATCGCATTGAAATACTTCAAGAATATTTGGATCATTCCGAATCCAGGAGACGCTGGTAGTTCTCTTGGTGCTATTGCTGCAAACAATCGCAGAAAACTAAACTGGCAAGGTCCATACCTTGGCGAGAATATTGATACTGAATATCCTGTAGAAAAACTATTGACTTCTTTGCTTAAAGAGGGTATAGTTGGAGTTGCTAGTGGAAAGGCGGAGTTTGGTCCGAGAGCATTTGGTAACCGAAGTCTCCTCGCCGATCCTACTAGACCAGACATTAAGGACAGAGTAAATGCAATTAAGCGCAGACAAAAGTTTAGACCATTCGCCCCAGTCATCCTTGAGCAACATGCAGCAGAATATTTTGAGATGCCAGTTGAAGTATCCCCTTACATGCAATTTACTGCAAGATGTAAATTTCCTGCAAAGTTCCCTGCTATCATTCACGTTGATGGCACATCTCGCGTCCAAACTGTAAACGAGCAGCAGCATCCAGGATTGTTTGAATTGTTGACAAGATGGTATAAAGAAACAGGTTGTCCCATGTTACTCAACACCAGTTTAAACGTAAAGGGATTTCCAATGGTAAATGATAAGAAAGATGCTGCAATGTTCCAAAATATCTATAATGTGAAGGTCTTTTAATAATAAATATTGTTATGGGTAGAGTAGTTAATTTTCCAGATAGATTTCTATCGCACAGAAGGTATCGTATATCTTTATATACGGACTTCGAAGTAGAACTTGTCCTTGCTGCATTGAATACTTATCCAGAATGTGATAAGAGATATAAACCAGATATGTTGAATGCATTAGATCCAATTTTTGTTAGAAAAGCACTTGACTTTTCGATAGGAAACAGTATAATAAGTAATGTCGCTAAAGATGCGATACAAAACATAATTAATAACATGGAAGAGATTCCATTTGACGAGTAATACATTATGAATATTTTTTATCTACATCCAGACCCCAAGACGTGTGCAGTGATGCATGTTGACAAACATGTTGTCAAAATGATTCTAGAATATGCGCAACTTCTATCAACTGCTCATCGACTTCTTGATGGTGATGAATATGTGGGTAAATCTATTTCTGGACGCAAAGCAATGCGTTGGAAATTGGAAGACGATCGTGATAGTAATCTATACCTTGCATCTCACATGAAACATCCTTCAGGCATTTGGTGCAGAGAGACCACAGGTAACTACATGTGGTTGTATACCCTTTGGCGGAATCTTATGGACGAATACACATTTCGTTACGGTAGGCATCATGTTTCTGAACGATTGATTCCCTATTTGGGTAATCTGCCTACCAATATCAAAGATGGTGATATAACTCCTATGCCTCAGTGTATGCCAGAAGAATACAAGACACTCGACTCAATTCAGGCATATAAGAACTATTATATCGGCGCGAAAAAAAGTTTTGCAAAATGGAAAAATCGTCCGATTCCAGAGTGGTGGAGCGATACAGTTTAATAAATACTTGTATGGAACAAAAAAGAACTCCCATCCCAGTTTTAGATTCCGATGTCCTCGGAAAATAAAGGCGACTCTACCTTGCGTGGAGTCGCCTTTTTCGTACCAACCCTCTAGTTAAAATAAGGACTGCAAATGTCGAGAAGAAAGCAAAATAATCTACAACTCGTCGCCCCATCCGAAACTATCATTCAACAAGAGAGAAGTTCTAAATGCAAAGTTTCATATAATGATTTGAAACAAATTTCCCCTCTAAATTTCAATCAAAGATCTTTTTTCGAAATTTATGATAAGCAAGCATCCGCAGTCCTACTACATGGTGTCGCTGGCACTGGTAAAACATTCATCGCCCTATATAAAGCATTAGAAGAAGTATTAGATAGTTCCAGCAATTTCGAACGTCTCGTTATTGTACGTTCAGCAGTGCCATCAAGAGATATCGGTCACCTTCCAGGTGACGAAAAAGAAAAAACAGAAGTCTATACTTTACCGTATGTTGAAATCTGCGAAGATCTCTTCAATCATATTCAACCATTTGCTCGCTTACAAGAACAAAAAATGGTTCACTTCCTTATTACATCATTCGTTCGTGGTATCACTCTAGATAATTCGATCGTAGTTGTCGATGAATGTCAGAACATGACAGACATGGAACTTAATTCTATCATGACTCGTATTGGTAAGAACTCAAAAGTCATTTTCTGTGGAGACTTCCGTCAAACTGACCTATATAAGAAGAACGATATGTCTGGGTTGCAAAAGTTTATTGCGATCGCAGATATGATGCCTTCATTTAAAACTGTTGAGTTTACAGTAGACGATATCGTTCGATCAAAACTCGTAAAAGAATACATAATTGCAAGACTAGATTACGAAAGTCGCTACGCAGCATAGGAGATAAAAATGTCAACACTACTAGAAGATTTCCACGCATCACTTGGTGATGCATTTACAGGTCTGCCAACCCAACCAAAACAACTTGCACTAGATCGTCCGTCTCAGTTGCAGGCGCAATTGGATGGATTAGATGCAGAAGATCCTGCTAATGCAGATTTTATTGCAAAATTGAACAGAGAAATTACAGAAGCAAATACTGTGGTTGAAGATGAAAATTATTCCATACTAGAGAATGATGTTAATTACTTTTATTTTTATCAAACTAAATTGAAAGAATTTATTGACGAAATGGCTTGACTTTTCGTAAAAATTATAGTATAATGAATTATGTTTAAAACGATATATGAATATGAAGATTTCGCTCAATCAACTACGAACGAAGATGGTAGCAGAGTTTACGTTAATGCCTCTGGTGTAGCGTATCCTTCTGCTACCACCGTTCTTTCTGTATTAAGTCGAGACGGAATTGCCAAATGGCGTGCTCGTGTTGGTGCTGAAGAAGCAGACAAAATCTCTAGGCAGTCATCCACTCGCGGAACAAAGATTCACTCTTTGACCGAGACATATCTCAAGAACGAAGATCTGAAAGAAGCGTATACGAGCACGAAAGCATCGTTGCTTGACCTTGAGATGTTCACAAAATTTCTACCCATTCTCGATCCCATCAGCAATATACATTGTCAAGAACTTGCTCTGTATAGTGACCATTTGCGCATGGCAGGTCGCGTTGACTGTATCGCCGAGTATAACGGGCAACGAGCAGTTATTGACTTTAAAACCTCGGGTAAACTCAAGAAGAAAGAACATATCAGTTCCTACTTTATGCAGACTACTGCATATGCAATCATGTATGAAGAGCGAACAGGTATTTCTATTCCTAATGTTGTAATTCTGATCGCAGTCGAAGATGAGGAACCACAGGTGTTCATCGAGAAGCGTGATAACTGGGCAAAAGAATTAATCAAAACACGCGACTATTATGAAAATGGATATTATCTCGACTGAGATGTAAAGAGAGTATATTATGCAAATTAAAATATTAGATAATGGATGGACCGTGTTCGTTGACGAGGACATCAGAATGTTAACCGACGAGCAAGTTAGACAAGTCGGTAAACTCATTGTTAGTAACATGGTGGTTGTGTTCAAGAACCAATCACTCTCGACTGAAGATGAAGTACGATTCTGTAAAATTATAGGAAAGTGTCAATACTATCCCGTAGAAGCAGAAAGAATTAAACACATTCGTTTAACTGACCATATTCTTCGAGTAACGGGTCAACGCAACAAGGATGGTGAACAAGGATTACATGGTCACAAAGTTGCTCTAGATTGGCATGCAAATCAACCTAGCAACAAAGAGCGAGATCCTCTTATTTGGTTACATGGAGTAAAGGGAACAAAAGGTTCTCGCACCAGTTGGATTAACAACATTGCGAGTTACAAAGCATTAAGTGATGAGATGAAATCTAAGATTGCTGACATAAAGGTATATTGTGGGCATGAACATGGAAAGTACTCACAAACTACAATCTTCAATGACCATGTAAACAGAGACAATTTAATCGATCTTGTTCACACCAATAAAGAAGGTAAGACTGGAATTTTCTTTCCGTTCTTACAAATTTTTGGATTTGATGGATACGAACAGGAACAATTTGAAAGCATTATGCAGGAACTAACTGAACATGTGCTAAAGGATGAGTTTGTTTATCATCATGATTGGGAAGATGGAGATATTGTTATATCGGAACAATGGTTGAGCATTCACAAACGTTGGGATTTCGACGGAATGGACAATCGTGTCCTTCACAGAATTGCATTTGATTATTCAAATTTATATGGGTAGATTTTATGTTTGAAACAAAAACACGGACTTTAGTTAGAGGTATTTCATACAGAGTATCTGCATGGTTGTTCACGATTCTTTGGACATATCTGTTCACTGGAAATATTGGTGAAGCGACGGGGTTTTCGACTATCTTACATTTGATGTTGAGTGTAGACTACTACATCCATGAAAGAATTTGGTTGAAAATTAAATGGGGAAGTGTGGTAAAAAACACTTGACTTCCTACGTTAAGTATAGTATAAATAGAATATTAGTTGATGACAGTTGACAATAAAAGCGGAAAGACGAGGGTTCGACTCCCTCCACCTCCACCATATGGGGGTGACCTGGATATCGATTTTCGTGTAATAGGAATACCGAGACTGATTGACTGGCAAAGCGCCACAAACTGTAAATGCAAACGATAACGTTGCCTTTGCTCTAGCTGCTTAAGCTAGCATTGGGTTTTCGGCGGTTTTCCTCGAAACAGAATAAACCGTCAACCGTTCTAGTTTAGGGTTAAAACGAGACTATAAAGAGTTTCGAAACCCTAAATATAATGCACCTTTGAAAAAAAGTGCCCAGTGTAGGGAGTCACTGGTTAATCCTCTCTCCAGTTTAACAATCCAAGGAATAGAGATGCCTTCCTTTAATAAGAAGACATTGAAAATTCTTTCTTCAATTTTAGTGGTAATTGTAATATATTGTGTATCATTGAGTTATGCAAAAGAAAGAATCGAAGACACCGCAATGGAATACACTGTCGGTGGATATGAGAAAGTCGAAAGCGTAAAACGACAAAACCAAGAAATTTTACAAAAACAAGAAGAAATCATACAAAAAAACGTTAAAAAAGAAAAACAAAAATACCTGTCACAAAATTCTGCAGCAATAACTTGTCTAGCAGATAACATCTACTACGAAGCAGGTAATGAACCCAGAAAGGGTAAAATCGCGGTTGCAGGTGTAACTTTAAATAGAGTTCGCAATCCAAAATATCCATCAAACGTTTGCTCTGTCGTTTATCAGAGAACAAGTAGGGTCTGTCAGTTCAGTTGGACGTGTATGCGTCGACCTGCCAAAGACCCAGTATTATACGCCGAAGCAAAAGATATTGCTAAAAAAGTATTGACTTCTGAGATCAATACGCGTATAGTAGTTAATAGTAACGTGTTGTTTTACCATGCGGATTATGTTAGTCCAGGGTGGAGATTACAGAGAGTTACTAAAATCGGTAGACATATTTTTTACGCAGGATAGATTATGGTAACGGAAGTAATTCCAATAACTGATGAGTTTTTAATAACTAAGCAATTTAAGACGGCAGCAGAGTTCTCCATCTTTATTGAGAAACTCGCAAGAGACTCTAGAACACCATGTATGGATATTCTAATAGACTATTGTGAGAAACGAAATATTGAGGTGGGCTCTGTTGCTAGTCTTATCAGCGCATCACTTAAAGAAAAGATTAAAGTTGAAGCGCAACAACTCAACATGTTAAAAAACGATGATGGGGTTTTGCCTCTCTGATGGACTCGCTTCAAGTTTATCAATTGTATCTCTCATTGAGATTGCATTTCACTAGACCTGATTTCGATATTACCAAATCCCGTAAAGGGGTAAAGGTTTCTAGAGAAGCATTCTTGAAACGCAAAGACTTGTTTGCTCTGCGCAAAATTGCAGATACAAAAACAAAAACTGAGGTCATTGATTTTCTAGTTGCCAATTTTGTATCTGGAAATCAATGGGGTGGTGTTTTTGATACAGAGGCAAATGAAGTCTATACAGAGTGGCAGACACGAATGCAGAAATTAGGATATACTTTTAAACAAGATATCCAAACTCTCTATGCAGATGGTAATCCCCTCGAAGTAATTGATGGTCAACACCCCAAGATATTAAAACTTTATCTTGGTAAAAAGATTTCTCTAGAATCTATTGCTATTTTGGCAAAAATAGGTATACTAGAGAATAACGATTATAGTTCTTTATCGAATGATTTTATTTGGAATGACTTCGTGCATTTGGTAAAGAAATATAAACCCTTTGTCAAAATTGATAAGGGGCATTACATCCGCCAACTAGAACAGGAGATTGGGACGGTGGTAAAATAACTATGGGTAAGTCTCGTAGAAGCGATTATGAAGACCGTGGTTCCAACCGCATTCGACATAATGAAAAAGACGTAAATAAAATACGTAAAAGCAAAAACAACTTGTATAAATATATTGGTAGTCGAGAAGATGATTTCGATGACGACTTTTATTATGATACAACGTCAAAATAAACATACAACGCAAACATAAGGACAATACATATGTCAAATAATTCTCTATCTGACCTCCGCAAGCAACGTGGAAATTTCGACTCTCTCATGAAGGCAGTCGAGTCAATCGCAAACCCCACCACAGAAAAACGTGGCGATGATGATCGTCTCTGGAAACCGACTGTCGATAAGACAGGTAACGGTCAAGCAGTGCTTCGTTTCCTCCCTGCTCCTGCAGGTGAAGAACTTCCGTGGGTTCGCGTATGGGACCATGGTTTCCAAGGTCCAACTGGTAAGTGGTATATCGAAAACTCACTTACTACTCTTAACAAACCAGATCCTGTAGGCGAACTTAATTCCGAACTTTGGAATTCAGGTATCGAATCGAACAAGGAAATTGCTCGTAAGCAAAAGCGTCGCCTTTCTTACATCTCAAACGTTCTTGTTATTCGCGATCCTGCGAATCCTGAGAACGAAGGTAAGGTCTTCCTGTATAAGTACGGAAAGAAGATCTTCGATAAGATTAAGGATGTGATGCAACCTACGTTTGAAGACGAGAAACCAGTCAATCCATTCGACCTCTGGGAAGGTGCTAACTTTAAGTTGCGCATTCGTCAGGTTGAAGGTTATCGTAACTACGATAAGTCGGAATTCGACGGTTCAACTCCTCTCGACGAAAATGAAGATAAGTTGGAACAGATTTGGGGTAAGACCCATTCGCTTGCAGCGTTTCTGGATCCTTCAAACTTCAAGTCATACGACGAACTCAAGCGGAAGCTCGAGGATGTCCTTGGCGCAACTCTCGGTTCGGCTGATGCTCCTGTTGTTGAGTCAGCTTCTATTTCTGGACTTACTCAGAAGCCAAACTTC